CCAATGCCTGAACCAGAGCCGGAGCCAGTAGAAGAGGTGGCCATGGTAGAGGAAGAAATTATAGAAGAAGAACCAATTGAAGAGGAAATTATAGATGAAGAAGTTGCAGAGCAACCCAGTAGCGAAGAAGTTATTGCAGACGAACCAGCACCGACAACAGAGATTGCCAAACAAGAAGAAGTTGTCGAGGAGTCAGCTCAAGAACCTAACGCAGATGTGGAAGTTGATTTAAATATTAAGGTCGCTGCTATAGAAAAAGCAATACAAAGCAAAGTATCAAACGAAATGCAAAGAGTTAGTTTAACACTCGATGTAATTAATGAAGTTGTGTCTCGTGAGATGACAGCAAAACAAGCCGATATTTCT